TGGGCAACTCGCTGGCCGATGGCCTGCGCGGTCTTCGCCCGATCGCCATCGATGTGGATGCGGAAACGGCCATGCTGCCGAGCACGAAGGCCGAGCCGATCGGCCTCATCGTCAACGAGCTCGTGACCAATGCCTTCAAGTACGCATTTCCGGACGATTCACCCGGCGTTATCCAGATCAGGTTTCGCCGCGCGGGCCCGTGCTGGCGGCTCGAGGTCCTCGACAACGGCGTCGGCTGTCCTGCCGAGGTCAGGAACGGCCTGGGAACCACGCTGATGGAGCTGCTTGCGCAGCAGCTCGGAAGCCGGCTGCGCCGCGAGGACGCGAAACCGGGATGCCATGTGTTCATGGAGTTCGATGCCTGAGGGGGCGACGTGCGCAGCCGGGTCCTTGCGATCGAGACGTTATTCACACGTTCTGCACAGGGCCGATTTTTTGTTTTGCTGGTCCGGTTCATCGCCTGCTAGACATCATCATCCGGACAATCCGCCCCGCGAGCGCCGAACGGCGCCGCGGGTTTTGTTTTTCACCAAACGCGCGAGCACGGAACGCCGGGACAAGCTTGAAAGCCCGATGGCGAAGACTCCGGTCGATCTCCAATCGCTCGCGCCTACCCCACACACGCCTGCCGTCATTGCGAGCGAAGCGAAGCAATCCAGTCCTGAAGCGCCGCATGCCCGGCGATCGCAATTCTGGATTGCTTCCGCCAGTGCGCCTCGCGCCACGGCGGACAAGCCGTCGCGCCTTGCACCTGCGTAGCCCGCAGCACGCTCCTCGCGATTGAGACGTTAGTCACACGTTCTGCACAGGGCCATTTTTTGTTTTGCTGGCCCGGTTGATCGCCTGCTAGACATCATCATCCGGACAATCCGACCCGCGCGCGCCGAACGGCGCCGCGGGTTTTGTTTTTCACCAACACGCGCGAGCACGGAACGCCGGGACAAACTTGAAAGCCCGATGGCGAAGACTCCGGTCGATCTCCAATCGCTCGCGCGTACCCCACACACCCCTGTCGAGAGAAATCGCAGGCCGCGCAAGCTCCAGGCGAAGCCTGCCGACGCTTGCGGGCGCGATCGAGGATCCCGGGGGGGCGCCGTCCGGCCTGAGGACCGCTGGAATACGGCGCGCACGGACGAGGTGAACTGGAAGACTGTGTGAGGCCTGCGCTCGCGCTCCGCCGTCATTGCGAGCGAAGCGAAGCAATCCAGTCCTGAAGCGCCGCATGCCCGGCGATCGCAGGTCTGGATTGCTTCCGCCTGCGCGCCCCGCGCCACGGCGGGCAGTCGCTGCGCCCTGCGTAGCCCGCAGGACGAAGCCGGGTCCTCGCGATTGAGACGTTATTCACACGTTCTGCACAAGGCCGATTTTTTGTTTTGCTGGTCCAGTTAATCGCCTGCTAGACATCATCATCCGAACAATCCGACCCGCGCGCGCCGAACGGCGCCGCGGGTTTTGTTTTCACCAAACGCGCGAGCACGGAACGCCGGGACATCACAGCATGACAAAAGCTCCGGTCGATCCCCGCTCGCTCGCGCGCTCCTTCACCGAGGACGCGTTCGAAGTCCTCCTCGCCGTCATAAGTCAGGACGACGCGCCCTGGCCTGTGCGCGTCTCGGCTGCGCTTGCCATCATCGAACGCGGCTGGGGCAAGCCAACGCAACCCCCGGAATCCGAAATCAGCGATGAACGACCACCCAGTGAACTCACCACCGCCCAGCTCGTCGCCCGGGTTAGATCAATCCTTGAGCGCGTTGAGCGCGGAGCTGGAGGGGCGGACGCGGGCGAGGCGGGAGTTGGTGACGTTCGCGAGCGCGATCGAGATCCCGGGAGCGCCGGTCCGGCCTGAGGACGAACTCTGCGAGGAGTTTCGCCCGGTCGAGGCCGCCTTCGGACGGCATCAGTTGCTTTGGCTCTCGTGCCTGCAGCGTGTGCAGGACGGCGAAATCAAGCGGCTGATGGGACTGATGCCACCGGGCTCGGCGAAGAGCACCTACACGAGCATCGTGTTTCCGGTGCACACGATGGGCCGGTTCGAGAATACGCAGGTGATCGTCGCCAACTACGGCAGCGACCTGCCGCGCAAGTGGGGGCGCAAGGCGCGTGCGATCGTCCGGCAAGGTGTTTTCCGTCGCGTCTTCGATACGCAACTGTCGTCGGAAAGTTCTGCGGCCGATGAGTGGGCGCTCCGGAACGGCTCCGAGTACATGGGCGCGGGCCTGCTCACCAGCATCACCGGCAACCGCGCCGACGGCGTGATATGGGACGACCTGATCAAGGGCCGCGAGCAGGCGGATTCGGCGCTGATCCGCCAAAAGACCTGGGACGCCTATTTCGACGATCTGCTCACGCGCAAGAAGCCGCATGCTTGGGAGATCGGCATCACCACGCGCTGGCACGAGGACGATGTGGCGGGGCGAATCCTGCCTGAAGGTTATGGCGGCGAGAGCGGCTTCATCGACGGCCGCGACGGCAACCGCTGGTATGTCGTCTGCATTCCCGCGGAAGCCGAGCGCGACGACGACGTGCTCGGCCGCGCGCGCGGTATGCGCATCTGGCCAGAGTGGTTCGGCGAGAATCATTTTACGCCATTCAAGCGGAATGGGCGCACCTGGGCTGCGCTCTATCAGCAGCGGCCCGCCCCGGAGGAGGGCGACTACTTCAAGGCGGAGTGGCTGCGCGCCGTCGAGACGCTGCCGGCGAGGGAGACGTTGCGCGTCTATGGCGGCTCCGACTACGCAGTGACGGCTGACGGCGGCGACTACACCGTGCATGCGGTCGTGGGCCTCGACGCGGAAGGGCGGATGTATCTGCTCGATCTCTGGCGCAGGCGCGCGGCCTCCGACGAATGGGTCGAGGCGTTCTGCGATCTTGCGCTGGAATGGAAGCCGGTCTGCTGGGCGGAAGAGCAGGGCCAGATCAAGTCCGGCGTCGGTCCGTTCCTCGAACGGCGCATGCGCGACCGGAAGGTTTATGTGGCGCGCGAACGCTTTCCCACGCGCGGCGATAAGGCGGTGCGCGCCCAATCGATGCGTGGGCGCATGGCGCTGGAAGGACTTTACGTGCCGGCCGGCGCGCCGTGGCTCGCCGATTTCCGCAGTGAGCTGTTGAGCTTTCCCGCCGGCCGCCACGACGACCAGGTCGACGCCATCGGCCTCATCGGCCAGCTGCTCGACCGGATGTTCGTGCCCGCCAAGCCGCGCCCGCAGGAGAGGCCCGCACGCGACCGCTGGAACACCACCCGCACGGACGAGGTGAACTGGAAGACTGTGTGAGGCGTGCGCTCGCGTCCGCCGTCATTGCGAGCGAAGCGAAGCAACCCAGCCGCGCCTCGGCGAAGCTCGAAGAGCGAAGCCGGGTACTGAAGCGCCGCATGCCCGGCGATCGCCCCTCTGGATTGCTTCGTCGCAAGAGCGCCTCGCAATGACGGCGGAAGCGTCGCGGCACACGCCAGCAAACGGACCCTCGTTCAATGTACACCAACGCCGGACCAACGATCTCTGCCTCTCTCCTCGACGTTGGCGATCTCTGCCGCATGTTCGAGGAGAGCGAGGACGCGAGCCTGAAGGCGCGCAAGGACGCCGAGCGCGACCGCGACTATGTGGACGGCAGGCAGCTCACCTCGTCCGAACTCGCCGAGCTGGCGAAGCGCGGCCAGCCGCCGGTGATCGACAACCGTATCAAGACCAAGATTGACTATCTTGTCGGTCTGGAGAAGCAGCAGCGCGTGAAGCCGAAGGCGTTTCCGCGCACGCCGCGGCACGAGGCCGACGCGGACGCCGCGACCGAGTCACTGCGCTATGTCGCCGAGAGCGAGGACTACGAGGCCAAGCGCTCCGCGGTATGGCGTAACATGCTGGTGGAAGGCGTCGGCGGCATCCGCGTGTATGCCGAGCCAGGCAGATACGCGCGGCCGGTCGACCTGATGGGCTCGTCGGCGCTGACCGGCCAGGAATACGACATCCGCCTGCAGCGGATCGCCTGGGATAGGCTGTTCTTCGATCCGCACTCGGCGGAAGCCGATTTCTCCGACGCCGGCTATCTCGGCATCGTCACCTGGATGGATTTTGACGACGCGCTGAGCCTTTATCCGGACGCGAGGGACATCCTCGAGGCGACGCTCGCGAGCGCGCCGTCGGACACCTATGACGACAAGCCGAAGTTCTCGCACTGGGCCGACGGCAAGCGCAGGCGCGTGCGCATCTGCCAGATCTGGATCCGCCGCGCGGGCGAATGGTTCTTCGCCGAATACACCAGGGGCGGTATCCTGAAAGGCGGGCGGTCGCTTTACCGGACCGACAAGGACGAGAGCGACTGCGAGCTGGTGCTGCAATCGGCCTACGTCGATCGCGACAACAACCGCTACGGTTTGGTGCGGGAAATGGTCACGCTGCAGGACGAGGTGAACAAGCGGCGTTCGAAATCGCTGCACCTCTTGAACACCTCGCAGGTGATCTACGAGACTGGGGCAGTCGCTGACATCGAGCAGTTCCGGAAGGAGGCGGTGCGGCCCGACGGCACCATGGAGGTCGTGCCCGGCGCGCTGGCTAACCGGCAGATCGAATTCCGCACCCGCGATGATCTCGCCACCGCGCACTTTCAGCTCTTGCAGGAAGCGAAGAACGCGATCGATCTCAAAGGCCCCAATGCCACCGAGATGGGCGACAAGACCGGCGGTTCGCATTCGGCATCAGGCCGCGCGATCCTGGCCTCGCAGCAGGGCGGCATGATCCAGATCGGGGACCTCCTGGACAACCTGCGCCATCTCGACAAGCGCGTGTTCCGCGCTGTGTGGGCCCGCGTCCGTCAGTATTGGACCGCAGAAAAGTGGTTGCGCGTCACCGATGACGAACGGAACGTCAAGTGGCTCGGGCTGAATCTTGATCCCGATGCGCTGGCGCAGCTGCGCTTGCAGGCCGGGGCCCGATCCGGATGCCGCGCGCGCGGCGATTGCCGGCGTCACCGGCTCAATCGCCGAGCTCGACTGCGACATCGTCATCGATGAGGCGCCGGATTCCCTGACCCCGCAGATCGAGCAATTCCAGGCGCTGGTCGAATTGAAGAAGTTCGACACCGCCGGTGAAATCCCCTTCCGCGCCATCGTCCGGGCAATGCCGAATCTGAAGGAAAAGCAGGCGTTCCTGAAGGACATGGATGCGCAGGCGGCGCGGAATGCTCAGCAAGCGCAAGCTGCGCAGGCCGACCATGGCATGCGCGAGCTGCAACTGCGTGGCGCGGCTGCCGAGGTTGCGGAGACGGAGGGCAAGGCGGTGCTGAATTTCGCGAAGGCCGGGAAAATCGAGCAGAATCGCGCCACGCAGATCGTGTGCTCTCCGCTCGCCGGAGAGATCGACCAGCATCATTCGCTCGAGCCACCGACGCCGGGCGATCGCGCGGCAACCGGTCCACAGAAATGCGGAGCGGGCGAATGTTCCTGCTCGCATTGCACCTGATCGCAGGCCATCGCAAGCGGGCCGCACCAGGCGGTAGGCTTTCCAAGCAGCAACATCACTTGAGAGGCGCATCCTAGCCGTACCGCCCGGATCGCGGTGAGAGATCGTTAGATCCAAAGGCGGGGCTTCGCCAAGTCCGTCATTATCGATCCATTGAAGCAGATGGAATGAGAGATGAATGAGTTCGTTGTCTGATGGCCCGTCGAATTTTCTCGGCCCTCATGAGGAGCGAGAACTTGAGCTGATGGCCTCAGAGGCTAAGCCATTAGCCATGTTCGTAGAGCCGTTGCCGACGGAGCATGAGTTTTTCGACGAGCAAGAGTTCGATGCGCTGGTTGAGCAACAGGTGCTCGTGAAGAAGGTGCGCGTTGAATCGATAACAACACCCGAGGGTACCAAGGGCCAGATTCGGCGAGTCCTTTATGCGCAAGCTTCGCAGGCCTGGCGGATTCCCGCCATGTTGTTCATTCAGGACGCTTACGCCGCACTTGGCGTCGGCTTCAGCGCCGATTTTGAGAGGATCATTGGTCTGCTGCTCGGATATGACCGGGATCATATCGAAGGATATATTGCGTCCGTGAAGGACAGGCACAACGCAAGCGAGCGCTGACAAGCGACCGAATGCTCTTAGTAGACAAGAGCGTCGTTCAGTTCCTCGGCAAGTAGCTTATTTCGGCACTGCCGAGACGTGGGCGCGCGTCACCGACGGCGTGAGATGGCTTGGGCTGAGCCTCGATCCTGCTTCGTTGGCGCAGGTGCAGATGCGTGCCAAGCCTTTCCTGAAGGTACCAGGCGTCGATCGCCGGCATCATTGGCTCGTTTGCCGAGCTCGACTGCGACATCGTCATCGACGATGCGCCGGATTCGTTCACCCCCGGGAATCGAGCAATTCCAGGCGCTGGTGGAATTTGAAGAAGTTTGACGCCGCAAACGAGATCCCGTTCTGCGAGATCGTCCGCGCCATGCCGAAACTCAAGGATAAACAGGCTTTCTGAAGGAGATGGACGATGAGGCACAGCGCAGGGCACGAAGCGCAAGGTATGCAGCAGCTTCAGATGCGCGGGACCGCTGCGGAAGTGACTGGCGCAGAGGTTGCCAACACAGAGGCCGATACGGTCAAGAAGCTGGCCGATGCGCGCGCCGCAGGTATGCCAGACATGGCCGCACCGCAGCAGCCGCAGGAATGCCAGCTTTCGCCCGAGACGCAGGACGCGCGGGTTTGGGCCGACATTCGCAGCAAGGAGGCCGGTGCCGAGGACAAGCTGGTGCAGGCCGACAGGACGCGCGTCGACGCAGCGCTTGCCCCACAGCAGACGGAGCACCAGGCGCGCATGGATGCTGCGAACTTCCAGCAGAGAATTCGCGATCGTGAGGAAGATCGCAAAGTGGCCGCTCGCAAGACGGTGGCGACGTGATGGCAGGGGCATTGGCTCGCTCTTGAGCGCGCGTTTCGCACCAGGTACTTTCGACGCGAAGCGTTGAGCACCAAGGCGCGGATACTTCTCGATCTGGGCCGCGGCGAAGAGCTCGGTCAGGTTCTCGAGCAGATAATGGCG